AAAGAGAAGGAAGATGAGTTCCGATCTCTGGTGGGAGAAGTTGACATCGATTCGATGTTTTCTCAAGTCAAAGAATCAATAAACGAAGATAAGAAGAAGAAAAAGAAAGAAGAAAAACAAATTCAAGCTCTTGAGTCCTGGTTGTTCACTGAAGCACAACTTCAAGAAAAGACTGAGGAAGTAACTAAATCACCTGTCATTGGTGTAGATGAAACTGAATATGAAAAGTGGATTGAAGATGAATGTGATGAAGAGGAAGAAGTAACTTCAGAAGTTGCAGAAGAAACAGAAGAAGAGGAAGTTGAAGATACTGTTGATCATGCACTGAAGATTCTTGAGACAATCAAGTCAAAAGAAGAAGTCAGAGAAAATCTTGAAGATCCAGAGATACTTAAGATCCGCAGAGAACTTGAATACCTTAAAAATCTTGTCAACGCACAAGGTGGAGGTGGTGAAGTTCGCCTTGAATTCCTTGACGATGTTGATAGAGATAGCGTAAAGGTAGATGGTAAGTTCTTAAAGTATCAAGCATCAACTGGAACATTTATTGGTGCTGATGCTTCTGGTGGTGGAGGAGGAGGAGACTCTGACTATGCATCATCAGCAGGTATTGCTACATTTGCTACCACAGCAGGTGTCTCAACAAACGCTCAAGGGTTAACTGGAACACCAGACATTACAGTCAATAATATTGTTGGTGTTGCTGCCACCTTTACTGGTGATGTTTCTATTGCAGGGACACTGACATATGAAGATGTTACTAATATAGACTCTGTAGGAATAGTAACTGCAAGAAGTGGTGTTTTCTTTGGTAGTCCAACAGTTTCTGCTATCATCACAAACTCTGCTACAACCACGACAGAATCACAAACGAGCATAGATAGTTTTAGTGCATCCACATATAGATCAGCAAAATATCAAGTTCAAATTACAAGAGGAAGTGAGTATCAAGTAACTGAAATTAGCATTGTTCATGATGGAAGTGATTCTTATGGAACTGAATATGCAACACTGAAAACTGGAGAAACATTATCTACATTCAGCACTGATATTTCTGGAGGAAATGTAAGATTGCTGGCCACGCCATCTTCATCAACATCAACTGTCTTTAAATTCACCAAAACAGCAATAGTGGTGTAATGAAAACACTAAAACAATTCCTAAAAGAAACTCCAACAAATAGTGTAGGAAACGGTGGATATACTTCTGCTGGTGGACAGACTGTTGCTGGATATGATACTAAGTTGTTTAGTAATGATGACTTGACTCAGGATTATCAAACACCTGGAGAATCTGGACAAGCAAAGTGGAGATTTTCTGGTGTATATCCTGTATTAAAACTGTCATTGAGTAGTAATCAAGGTGATGGACCATCTATTGATAGTATGGTTGATGCATCTAAAATGTTTGTTGATCGAATGGGTAATCCACAAGCAAGAATAAGAAAAACCTTTGAAGAATTTAGAGAGTCTTGGTCTAATAAATATAAAAAGAGTATTGACTGCTCCAATCCGAAAGGATTCTCACAAAAGGCACATTGTGCCGGTCGTAAAAAGAGAGCAAAATGAGTAACCCCCGTATTCCAAGAAAACCTGGGCAACCAGCAAATTCTAAAAAACATTCGGATCTTTATACGGATGAAAATCCAAAAGGCACGATTCATGGACTTGGATTCAAGGATGTTGCAACCGCTAAAGCATCTGTTACTAAGATTCGCAATTCATCAAGATCTCATGCTCACAAAATCCAGGCAGCAGTTGCTATGGAACAAAGAGCAAGAGAAATGGGTAAGACTTCAGAGGCAGCAGTCTATCGTAAGTTTATCAACTCAATGAAAAAGAAGACTAAGAAAATGAATGAAGCAAAAGATCACGAATATTCTATGGCAAGATCACAACTTGCTACAGTAATGAGTGCTGCAAAAAGACTTCGTTCAAAAATGAAAGGTGAGGGTGAAATTGAGGCTTGGGTGCAATCAAAAATCACCAAAGCAGCGGATTATCTTGATTCTGCCGCTGATTATGTTGACAGTGGTGAAATGAATGAAGAAATGAACGGCAAGTGTAAAGCAGGATATTATTACTGCTACACGGATAAAAAATGTAAACCAATCCCCAAAGGGTATAAGATGGTTGGGCGTGCCGGATATCTTCGTAAAGAGAATGGTCACTCTGTAGATGATAAACCAAGTAATGGTAATGGCAATGGTGGAAATGGTAATGGTAACGGTGGAAATGGTAATGGCGGCAATGGCGGAGGAATGAGTGAAGAAAGTCTTCGTGATTGGTTTGGTAAGTCAAGATCAAAAGGTGGAAAACCAGGTTGGGTTCAAGTAGTATCAGGCAAACCCTGTGCTCGTCAACCAGGACAAAAATCAACACCTAAATGTGTGTCCTCTGCAAAGAGAGCAAGCATGAGCAAATCTGAAAGAGAGTCTGCTCAAAGAAGAAAAAGAGCTGCTGACCCTGGTCAACCACAAAAGACTGGTGCAGCAAAACCCACATATGTTTCAACTGATAAACCCAAGAAAAAAATGAAATCTGTAAAGGAAAGCACAGAGTTCGTAACTCTACCACTCAACATTGAAATTCCAAACAATATTAGAGATTTCAACTTGGGACTCATGTTCCGTGAAAGTTTAGATGTAAATAGCGGAATGCTCTTCATCTTTGATGAAGTAGCAAAACAGTCATTCCATATGACTGAAACAAAAATTCCTCTTGATATTGCTTTCATCAGAGAGGATGGCATCATCGATAGTATTAAACCATTAGAACCATTTGACGAATCCCCAGTCACTTCGGATGGAGAAGTACTGTGCGCGTTAGAAGTAAACCGTGGATGGTTCGCAGAAAACAATGTAGAAATTGGAGACGAGATTGATATTGAGGAAGGCAAGAAAGATGCTTGCTACCATAAAGTTAAGTCTCGTTATTCTGTTTGGCCAAGTGCATATGCGTCAGGAGCACTGGTCAAGTGTCGTAAAGTCGGTGCAGCAAATTGGGGCACCAAAACCAAGAAAGAAGAATTTGAACTTGATGAAGCAGGTAAGAAGTGTTGGCCTGGTTACGAGAAGAAAGGCACACAGAAACTCTTCGGAAAGACTTATAATCGTTGCGTGAAAAAGGAAGAAGTAACTGGCGGTATCCTTGTTCAAGATGCACAAGATTTCAAACCCCGTGAGATTGAAACCGTTGACATCATTAAAGCCGAACCTTTAGTTAAAGAAGAGAAAGGTTGTATGCACAACCATAAAGGTGAGGAGTGTCCGGTACATGGCAAGAAGGAATGTCCAGCAATTGAAGAGGCAGTAAGAATGCCCGCAAAGACTGGTAACCTTGTCAACGTGGTCTTCCGTTTTAGAAGTTCTACAATCATGCTGAAGATGTTCTTCCCTCAGGTCTCATTACCCACGAGATCTGATGTACAAGATCAAATTGGTAGAGTATATCCTGGCGCGAAACTACTAAATTTCACAGTTTCCGACTATGAACCAGGAGAACCAGTTCTTCACGCAGAAGGAGCAGCATGGACAAAAAAGTCCGGTAAGGCCGAATCTGGCGGTCTTAACGAGAAAGGCAGAAAATCTTACGAAAGAGAAAATCCAGGAAGCGACCTTAAGGCACCAAGCAAAAAGGTTGGAAATCCCCGTCGCAAATCCTTTTGCGCTCGAATGAAGGGAATGAAGAAAAAACTTACCTCATCAAAGACGGCAAACGATCCAAATTCAAGAATCAACAAATCACTGAGAGCCTGGAACTGCTGATAACTTATGTCTGATAATGTATACCTTGGCAATCCTAATCTAAAAAAAGCGAATACTCCGATTGAATTTACGGAGGAGCAAGTTATCGAGTTCCTCAAATGTAAAGAGGATCCGGTTTATTTCGCTAACAATTACATTAAGATTGTTTCTCTTGATGAGGGTTTGACTCAGTTTCACCCATATCATTTCCAGGAGAAGTTAATTAATAACTTCCACAATAACAGATTTAATATCTGTAAGATGCCACGACAAACTGGTAAATCCACTACAGTCGTATCTTACCTTTTGCATTATGCTGTATTCAATGACAGCGTAAACATTGGTATTCTGGCAAACAAAGCAGCAACCGCAAGAGAACTTCTTGGAAGGTTACAGACTGCGTATGAGAACTTGCCACGATGGATGCAACAGGGTATTATTGCATGGAATAAAGGATCTCTGGAGTTAGAGAATGGCAGTAAGATATTGGCAGCTTCTACGTCTGCGAGTGCTGTCCGAGGTATGTCATTCAACATCCTCTTTCTCGACGAGTTCGCGTTTGTCCCAAATCACGTTGCTGACTCGTTCTTTGCATCTGTATATCCTACTATTACTTCTGGTAAAAACACCAAAGTAATTATTGTATCTACCCCACATGGTATGAATCATTTCTACCGCATGTGGCATGATGCGGAGAAGCAAAAGAACGAATATATTCCAACAGATGTTCACTGGTCAGAAGTTCCAGGTAGAGATTCAAAGTGGAAAGAAACAACTATTGCAAACACTTCAGAACAACAGTTCAAAGTTGAGTTTGAGTGTGAGTTCTTAGGATCAGTTGATACACTGATTGCACCAAGTAAACTAAGAACTCTTATCTATGATAATCCTATTCAAAGAAATGCCGGATTGGATGTATACGAACCACCTAAAGACAAACACGACTATGTAATGACGGTTGACGTTGCAAGAGGTGTTGGTGAAGACTACTCTGCATTTGTTTGTGTTGATATTACAGAGTTCCCCCATAGGATTGTTGCAAAGTATAGAAACAATGATATCAAACCGATGTTGTTTCCCAACATCATCTATGAAGTAGCAAAGAATTATAATAGTGCATATATTTTATGTGAGGTAAATGATATTGGAGATCAAGTTGCAAGTATTTTGCAATATGATTTGGAATATCAAAATCTTCTCATGTGCTCTATGAGAGGTAGGGCTGGTCAAATTGTTGGACAAGGATTCTCTGGTAAGAAGACACAGTTAGGTGTCAAGATGTCTAAGACAGTTAAAAAGGTTGGATCTCTCAACCTTAAGACTTTGATTGAAGAAGATAAATTAATCTTCAATGACTATGAGATTATCTCTGAGTTGACAACCTTTATCTCAAAACACAATTCGTTTGAAGCAGAAGAAGGGTGTAATGATGACTTGGCAATGTGTCTTGTCATCTATGCTTGGTTGGTCCAGATGGACTACTTTAAGGAATTGACTGACCAGGATGTTCGTAAGAGATTATATGAAGAACAAAAGAATCAAATCGAACAGGACATGGCACCCTTCGG